AGTATATCTGATCGATGAGATATGGGAAGAGAATATCAAGACTGAGGACTTTGCAGACAAAGTGAAAGCGAAAGGTTATCCGATCATTCGTCACTTTGGCGATCCAGCAGGCGGTGGCGTTCAAGCACAAAGTGGTATTGGTGATATAGAAATATTTAAAAAGAAAGGTATTCGAGTTGACTTTAGGCAAGATAGAGTTTCTCGCAATATCGCTAACGGTATCTCACACATGAGAACCTGGTTTGAGGATGCTGCTGGAAATCCTCATTTTTATGCCGATAAAAGATGCGAAAAGTTTATATCTAGCTATGAGAACTATCGCTATCCAGAGAAGAAGAAAGACCAAAGACTTAAAGAAGAACCACTCAAGGATGGTCTAAATGACCACGCAAACGATGCTTCGAGATATTTTTTCTGTAACCTTTTTCCTATAAAGTCGAGAACAGCAGGAGTAATTGACTGGTGATAATACAAGATCTATCTGAACAACTAATAATTGATAGCCTATCAGACTATCTAGGCAATATTGAGACTCAACGCACAAGAGAGCGTGAGTATTTACTTGATTTTTACGAAGGCGTAAACATAGAGAACTATGTAGGCGAATACTTTGCAGGCGAAAGCTTACAGCAAGTACCTATGTTCACCCAGAACCTAACAAGGCGTGTATGTAAGGCCAGAGGGCAAGCATACAAACGACCCCCTCGTATGAAGGTCGATGAGCGCTACCAAGATTTCGCAGACCTACAAGACCTTAATTCTAAGCGTAGACAATTAGAGCAGACTACATTTCTACTTGGAACTATGGGTTTTCGCAGTCTTTGGAATCCAAGAAGCAACAAGGTAGAGTATGAACTGCTCCCCTTTTTAGAACCGTTGTTCTTACCTGGCGAGAAAGAGCCTTTTGGCTGTATCTATGCTATTGAGAATGAAGGGATGTCTAGGCTTGCTAAACAAGAATTTATTGTATGGACTGCCGATCGTGAAGGTATGCCTGGTAAACACTTTGGTATTGATGCGAATGGCGACAAGTTCTCATTTAACGAAGGGGATGTAAATCCTTATGGTATTTTACCAGTATCGTTCTGTCACAAGTATTCACCGATCAGAGATTTCTTTGTAGGGGGAGCTGAAGATGTAGTGAGAGCAGACCTAGCCTTATCCGTAGCAGCGATGGAAATATCCTTATGTATTAGACTGGGTGCGATTGGTGTAAAGTTTGTAACAGGCGTAGATGATAGATCTCGCATAAGTATGGGAGTCGATAAAATTTTATATCTCCCAGAAGGTGCAAATTTTGGCGTTACGGGGCCATCTGCGAGCATCGGCGATTTGATTTTAGGTGCAAAGTATTTGGTCGAGACTACTCTCAATAATAATCAATTGCGGGTGAAATTTATAGACTCTCACGGTAATGCAGAATCAGCAGAAGCCTTGAGGGTTCAAGAGATTGATAACTACTCCGAAGTCCAAGCCAACATCGAAGATACCTGGAGAGCCTGGGAACATAAGCGCTTTGAAATTGACAAGCGTATTATCGAGGTACAGACAGGCCAGAAACTTAGCGATGAGTATCTGGTAGATTTTGAAGAGCCACAGATATTATCACCATCTGAAGAACGAGAGATGTTCACCTGGTTATTCCAGAACAAGCTAGCCACAAGAAAATCATACCTAATGCTAAAGAATCCTGATATGCTTCCAGAAGATGCAGAAGCCTTATTAAGTGAAGTAGATGATTCTGAAGCACAACCAGAACAGAATAGGCTTTTAAATAGATTGCAAGGCTAATGCCATTATCTCAATCTATTGATAGTGCAGTTGCAGACTTCGAGGCTAGACTTACCGAAGCGCAAGATCAATTTACCCAAGACGTAGAAGAATTACGAGAGCAGGGGTTATCTACTGAGGAGATACTAGCTATTTTGGCTGGTATCTCTATGGTAGACTACTGGCTAGCTGATTTACAGATGCAGCAAGCAGTTAATCGTTTAATGGTCAGTTTTGACACGCTATTAGATGATGCGGTATTCTTTGGTAGAGTATCTGAAACGCAACTGGTCGCATTACGCAATATGCAGCAAGCCTCTATTTTGAGATACACTGCCGACATTAGTGAGAGGGTACGATTATCATTAGTGCAAGGGGTACTTCAGAAAATGCCTCGAAAAGACATTAGCGCTATGCTGTTAAGAGATTTATCTATAAAACCCTATCAAGTCGATACGCTTATCACCACTTCAATGGCAACCTACTCACGATCACTCACTTTATTACAGTTAGAACAAAATCCCACGCAAAAATTAATATACAATGGCCCAATGGACTCTAAGACCAGACCAGTATGTATTCGGATGTTGAAAGAAGGTGGGATGACACAGGAACAAGTAGAAGCCAAATATCCAGGCGCACTTCGTGACGGTGGCGGATTTAATTGTAGGCATCAATGGGTTGCATTGTCACCGACTACTCAAAATAAGGATATACAGCAGAAAGCTAAAGTAGCTTATCAAGGGATGGCTGCTAAAGCAACAAAAAAGGGAAGAATATTTAAAGTGCCACAAACTTTAGAGCAGTATTACAGATGATTAGTTTAGCGAAGCTATACAGATTTCCAGCAGTGTTCTTTAACTCACTTGGCCAAAATGTAGTTAAAGCACATAGGCGTTATATAAGGCAACTTAAAAAAAGTCATACTGGAAGAAGATTTGTAAAATATACAACTGCCTATGCTAAGAAAAAAGCAGCTGGCAAAGCAGCAAAAGGTACAGCGCAAATAAGTAGAAGCACTGTTCCAGATTTAACATTGACTGGTGATATGTTAAACTCTTTAAGAATGATCGTAGCAGAGCCAAATGGATTTCGCTATGGAATTACCGACCCAAAGCAAGCTGCAAAGCTAGAAGGAAACCAAACTGGTATTTTTGGTAAAAATGTAAAGAAAAGCAGTAAAAGAATTATCTCTTCTGAAAATCACGCAGTACCCCCAGAGATTAGGAAAATGATTATGGAAGAAATGAGTAAACAAGTAGTAAGACAAATAACCACAGAACTCAAAAAGAATAAAATGGGTTTTAAGGTTTACACCATATAGGAGATATTATGGAAACGGACGTAAAAGTCGAGCAGCAAGCTCAAGCCGAAGAACAGGCTAATGTTCAAGAAAGCACCGACACTTCCTCTGAAGTCGGACAGCTTATCGCAGATGCGAAGAAGTACAGAACACAGAGGCAGGCAGCTGAAGCAAGGATAAAGGAACTGCAAGGTCAACTCGATGATCGTGAAGAAGCAGAAATGCAGAAGAACAACGAGTGGCAGGATCTAGCTACCAAGTACAAGTCTGAACGAGATGAGTACAAATCTCAGGCAGAAGAAGGTCTACAGATTAAAGAATCTGTGCGAAAAGAGCTTCTTAATCAACTATCTGACGAGGATCGAGAATTTGCGATTGATCTACCAACTGAAAAGTTGCAGAAATTCGTAACTCGGTCAAGTAATCAAACAGTTAAAACAAATGAATCTTATTCCACACCGATGCCCGATAGATCGGTAAACCCTTTTGCTGAGATGACGAAAGAGCAGAGGCAAAGTAATTGGAGTAAGGTTTTATCAAACTACGCTAAAAAGTAGCGTAGAAAGGTAGAAATCGAATGGCATTATCAGAGAATTTTGCTGGCGCTTCGGTCACCACGACTACTGCCGCTAATTTTATACCTGAGATTTGGACTGATGGAATTAAAGCATATTTAGAACGCAATCTTGTGTTTGAACAATGTGTGGATACTTCTTTAAACGGTCTGGTCAAGGGTAGAGGAGATGTGTTTCACATTCCTAAATTAGCAGAGGTAAGTGATGCGGCGAAGGCAGCAGAAACATTAGTAACATACGCAGCTTCAACACATGCGAAGTCAGATCTTACGATCGACCAGCATCGTTACGCTGCAAAATTAGTAGAAGATATAGCAGCAGTACAGTCAATTCCAGGACTTTTTGAGAAAGAAGTTAGTGGGATGGCTTATAGCCTTGCAAAAACTTACGATGCTTTTATAGAATCAAGAGTTGAG